CATACAATTCAAATTGACGAACATTACCGTTTTCATCAACAAACATCTCAAATTCATCCAATAAACCAATTTGCTCGGTTGCTTTATATTTTACATATAACTGTTTTTTCTCACGGGTAATTCTTCTCAAAAATGCATAGTAGATTATTTGTGTGAAATATGCAAATGGATTTTTTGACTTTTTAGGGTCAAAATTTCGAAAATACATTAAACAGTTTTCTATGCCATCTGATATCATCTCATCACGAAATGAATATGACACGAAATTTGGTTTTCTTGATAAATGGTCAGCTATTTTCAGAAAACATTCGCCGATATAATTCGGTATCTTTGGTTCAGGAAGATTTTCTTTTTCAGCTTTTCGGCAGTCTTTTTTATACTGAATTAATGCTTTTAGAAAATCCTCGTTGTTTACATAGTGCTTCTCTTTTTTTTCACTCATTTTCCGTTTCTCCATCATTATTTTCTTTACAAACCACTTGACAACTGCTACAATGACTGTGTCCAGAATGAAGATTACAATACTATTCTAATGAATTGTATTAACTTTCTTATCAACAATTTCTGGTTCTGTTTCATAATCATCATCTTCTTCTATTTCTTCAAACTGACTTAGAATATCTGGTTGATTGAGTAATGTTTCTTTTGCTTGTTCCAATAGTTTATGATAATAAGTAATCAAATCATCTTTAGGTTCAGCAATAGTCAATATATTTTTAGCTTCAATAAGGGCAACATTTTCTTTTAATAATTCAACAGGCAACCAAGGAAGAATCATCATAATACTTCCTGAAGGTGTTCTTTTGAAAATGATATGCATAGGATTGTTCAATAATACATTTTTACCTTTTTTATCAAGTGTATATTCAGCAATGATATCTTCACCGCTGTTTAACCGAACAATTTTTATATCATTCATCTTTAAGGTCGATGTTATAGAACTTGTAGTTGAATTTTTCTCCATCATAAATTTTTACTCTTTCAATAAAATGATTTAATGTAAAATTGACATGTTTACCTGTTCTGAAATCATCTGCTATATCAAATAATGTAGCATCTGATTTGGTTTCGCTCAATCGCAATCCACGACCAATTGATTGTAAATTTCTGACTTTGGATTTTGATGGCGATGCAAAAATTACATTATGTAGATTTCTAATATTAATTCCTGTTGAGAAAGTTCCATAACTAGCAACAATGACGGCATTTGATTCTTTTTCTGTAATTTCACGAACAGATTCACGAAATTCAGCATCAGTTCCACCATGCACGAAAAAAACTTTTCTATTAACAGCTTTTTCTTTAATGAACGAATATAAATCTTTTCCGTGTTTTTCCACTAATTGAAAAAGAACCAATGTATTACCTTCTAATGATAACGTAAGATTTCTCACAAACATGTTTCTTGCCCTGTTACTAACTATGTATTCTTTTTCTAAATCATATGTCCATTTTCTGGATATCTTGCAAACTTCTTCGGGATATTTTAATATCAAACATTTGATTTTCAAGTCTGCTAACTGTTTTTTGTCCATCAATTCTTTTGTTGTTGTTGCTTTATATTCTGGACCAAATAGACCTTCAAGAACTAACTTGTGTGTTAAAGTTCCATCAAGTGTACCTGTTGTGCCAATACGATAAGATGCATTTGTGCAACCTGATAATATTGTTGTTAATGATTTTGCTTTGAATTGATGTGCTTCGTCACCCATAACAAAATCAAATTGTTCAAAATAACTATTTGGATTTTTATAAATTGATTGCCATGTTGTGATAGTCAAAAGATTATTAGTATGTTTTTCTTTTCCTGAATACTGACGATGGCAATACTTGTCCGAATCATAACCATAAGATTTGAAATCAGTAAACATTTGCTCGACAAGAGATGTTGTTGGAACAATCAAAAGACCTTTTTTAAATTCTAAACTTTGTAAATATCTCAGTATTAAATATATGATTAATGATTTTCCCGATGCTGTTGGTGATAGAATTAGTATTCTTTTATCACGAATAGCACGAACAAAAGAATTTATTTGGTAATCACGAGGTTCAAATGGCAAACTAAGAGTAGAAATGAAATCTTTTGCTTCTATTACCGAAAAATTTCGTGTAGAATTGATTGCTGGTGATACAACAATAGTATAGTTTCTATCGATACAGAATTTTTGAATATGAGGTAATAATCCGTGATATATGGTATTATTTTTTAAATTGAGTAATCGAATTTTGCCATCCCAAAGTCTATTCTTATAGGCTGGCATGAATCTATAACCAGGAACAAAAAAAGTGAAAAAATCTGATAACTCACGGGCTATCGATTCTTCACATTCAATTGAAATAAATGCTTCGTTTTTTTTATGTAGAACTAAATCAGGCACCCTGTATAAACCTTTCCCATGCTATAAAGTCTCTCAACTGAAAAGTTCTGGAATTTAGTTCTTTGAGAATTGAAGTGCAAACATCAACAATTTCATCATGCATTATTTTTCTTGCCAATAATTTGTTTAAATCTTCATCACTTTCAATATACGAATTAACTTCCGATTTTAAAACATAAGGAAATGGTTCCCAACCTCTTTGTTTTAGAGTTGTCTCATCCAATTTTCCAGTATAATATTCCCATTTAACTCTGCGTAATTGATTATACTTGAACTCAGCTTCTTTGGAAAACAATCTATGTTTTGATAGAATGTTTAAATATTTGCTGTGCAGTTTGGGTATATCAATTAATGCATTGCCAGGTTCAGTTCTATCAATTACCGAATCTTTATTCCACATTTCTAATAGTTCATCTAAAACTAACATATTAATCTCCATAATATATTATTATATCACAAAAAAAACATCAAAACAACTTTTCTACATCGAAATAAGAATATCTAAAAGAAGCATCGGCGGTTATAATATTTTCGGGGCTATCAGAAGAATTCATTATAAAAGAAGAAATACTTGTGGGAAACATATCATAAAATTTAAATTTATAATATGGTTTATTTGATGATGATAATAGTAATAAAGAGCCATCAGTATATTGAGGTCCCATTGATGATAAAGCACCCGTGAATTTTGTTAATTTTGACAAATCACGATATTCTTGAAAATTTTCTGGAAATGTCATTGCGCGAATCCAATCGTGAATTTCTAACCAAGCAGTCAATTCTTCATCTACCATAAATGTTACGTTTAGTAAATCATAAATCGCTTTTTCACCTGGAACATATCTATCAACAAATGGTGTTGTTTGTTGTATTTCTACTTTAGATACACCAGGAACATTTACCGATTGACAAAAATATTGCATATTCGGACATCTGGCAAATGTCAACACATACTTATTAACTTGTAATAGATTTGGATTTGAAGGATTTCTTGAGATAGCTGTCATAGATTTACAATCTGTTGTTTATCTACTATTTATAAGCATAAAAAAAGGGGAGTATTTCTACTCCCCTTTCTAAGAATCTATTTTTATACATTTCCATCCTTTAACTAGATTTTTATGCATATTACCTTGGTCCAAGTTATTTTCTCTACAGAATCTAGATAAATTGATTATCCCAAAAGAAATACCCGATGGATTAGTTATTAGATACTTTTTCTGTCTTGTTTCAATGGTTCTTTGTTTTTGATATTTTGATGATTTATGTCCCATTAAACTTTTAGATATTTTATTTTTATGTTCTTCTGTTATAATTTTTCCTTTTTTAGACTCACTCATTTTTCTTTTAGATTCTTCAGAATATTTGAAAGTTCTTCTAAAAGCACTAATTTTTTTTCCAAATCCTTCAGGTTTCTTTTTACCTTTTTGTGATTTAGCTATTTCTTTTAAAATTTCATCTTTTCCTATTTGTCCGGATAATCCTAACCAAGCCCAACGGTCCTCTTTTCTTCCGTATTTTTCAAAAAGAATTTTATGTGCATTAGCATGTTCTTCTATCGTTAATTCTATAATATTGGAAGCATTATCTGTTCCTCCAGCGTGTTTTGGTATTATATGATGTTTATGTTTTAACATATTTTTTCCTTTAAGATTACGAATATTATGTATTTTTGTTTAAAAAAGAAGGGAACCGAAGTTCCCTTCTTAAATGTCCATCTTATAAAGTGTGGACTTTTTTTACTTCAAACTCACATTATATTCGCGATTTTGAATGCGCGATAGTAGTAATTGCTCAATACGTTCAATGCACCAAGACCTGCTGTGGTACCTTGAGCGAATGGATTTGCAACTAGACCGTAACGAGTCTTGAAGCCAATCTTTGGTTGGAAGTTGGTTGTATCAACTGCACGAACCATTTGTAGAGGAACGTATGGGCAGTAGAAAAGACCTGCGTCATAAGCGTTTGTTCCTTTGTAACCAACAACTGCAAATTCTTGCGATGCATTTGTGGTTGAATATGGGTCGATATAAACTTTGATACGACCGAACATGGTACCAGCAAAAGTGTTACCAGTATCGTCAACGGTTAGGTTAACTTGGTCTTTCAATGCTGAATTATAGTCAAGCAATCCAGCCATTGCAAATGCAGAAGCAACATCGCTTGAGCAAATTA